AACTTATCCCACTCAATCAGCAGCGGCAATCCCATCACTTCCATTTGCGTCCAATAATACAGATTCTCTAAAGAAGTCCAGTTTCGTTGTGTCAAAGCACAGCGCATTAACGGGGGCTTGTGTGTTGGCAACCGTGCCAGCAGTCATACGTTTCTTCTTAATGTCCAACAACGCTTTGTTCTTGCGGTATGGGCCAATCACTTCTTCAAAGTTGGCCATGACCTTTGCGCAGTCGTCACGGAATGTGCGCACTACGATATACAACATCTTGGTGTCAGGCTCATACCGAGCAGTCAGCGCACCGCGAGGCTCACGGATCGGGCCGTGTTCAAGACCAGTGCGATTGTCTTTATCGCCGTTGATAACAAGAATCTCGTGGAAGTGGCGTTGCAAGAACCCACCCAAGAATTCTTCATTGTCAAACATGTACTCGTGCGTGCGCCCACGTGTCTCTTTAATAAGATCAATGGCATAGTCAAACACTGGTCGAATTGGAATGTCGTGCAGACCTAACTGTTTAGCGATTGACCCACCTGCCAAACCCAACGATGCGATCAAAGCCCAATAGCGTTCTGCGTTGCGGATACCGCCAGCATTTTCTACACGCAGTTGAACTTCAGCCAGCTTGGCCTGCACCATGGGTAGTTGCGCTACGAGTGCTTGAGCAAACGGCTCGATGGCATGACCGTAGTTATTTAACAGCTTACCAAAGTGTTGCCGCGCCCATGTTGCGTCATCATGCGGATCAGGTTTGATGTTGATCTCTAGGATACGTTTGAGTTCTCCATCGGGGAAGCCCTTAATAGATAGCAGTGCGTCAGTCACGTACCGATTGGATGATGTGATTAGCCCCGTCTGAAACTTGGTGTGGTTAAGGCGTTCTGCGTTGTCGTGTTGCTTGAGTCGGTTCTTGCCACGGCCAGACGTTACGTCATAGACTTGTTGCGACATCTGCTCTGGAGGCATGTTTGTGATCTCGTCCATAGTCACGGCAAAGTTCTGCATGACACCAAGGCGTTGCATACGGCTGTTGTATGTATCCTTCGGGGCAAGTAAGAGTTCCTTAGGGCGACCATAGATTGAGTTGATGGTCTGCAAGATTGTGGTCTTACCTGAGCCGGACTCACGGCTTACCAAGTTGAGCAAGAACCCATCGAGTGCCGTGAACTTCATTAGCATCGTGCCAAAGCCCATGAAGAAAGCAAACGCACGTGGCTCCATACCCTCTCGACCATAGACATTGATTGTGTCCTTCCATGTTTGGAAGTCGCCCTTGCATTGGAACAGCGGTATGTTTGGCAATGTGGCTGATGATGGTGGGCTGTAGACAATTTCTGTTGCCCTGATCTCACGGTCACCCACAATGATTGCCGAGTCGTCCTCAAGCCAACCAAATTGTTTGTGTGCTTTTTCTGCTTTACCGGTCATTTGTAAATCCTCTACCCATTTGGCTACATATTGCATAAGTGTGTCCTGCTTCTTCCCAAGTGCGGTGATGCCGTGTTGGGCAATCGTCCCAATAAATCTTTCTTTAGACAGCACGTTGGCCAGAGGCATGATGAAGTCTCTGACACCATCTTTTGGTAAGTGCAGTCGTAGCAGCAGCGTCTCACCCAAGTCAGGGTCTTGCATACGCTTGACCACGTAAAAGTCGTATGGGTACACGATGTCGTCGATGTCTTCCCCATCTTTGTTTTTGGTGTGCACAAATATGCCACCTGACTTACCACGAAAAAACGGGAAAGGAAATTTAGGGATGACGTACGTCTTGGCTTCCTTCGTCTCAGGTTCAAGATCGGTGACGATGTTGTCGTCACCTTCTGCCTCAACAATTTCCCGACCCAACTGAATTGGTGATGTGAATCTGTGTTTACAGCCTTCGCAACCCTTGGGGTTTAACTTCTTAAATGTCTCGCACGTGTACGGGCCTTTGGTTTCGTTGGCTTTCTTTTCCGTAGTGTTTGCGTTGTAGTCAGGATGCTTCTTAGAGATAACGTGAATTGCTTTGTCACGGTCAGAACACTGATGCGCAATTGATAGCCCTGCTCTCCACAACGGCTCGTCAACTGTGTCTTGGTTGTCGTAGATGTCGGCAATCTGAGCGCAACCTTCACCCTGCACAGACTTGAGTAAGATGGTTTTAAACTTGGACTCACTCGCACCCATGAGTGCTAGAGTTACTGGGTCAAGTTGGCGTTTGAATTCAGACTTGTCTAACATAGACAAGATGTCTTGCGTAGGCTCCAGCAACTCCTTCATCTTGTTGTTGGGTACTACAGGCGCAAGGTAGAGAACCTCTACAGGGATTGGGTTGAACGGGTCTTTAAGGTGGTTACTCCCAAGAACGCGCAACACACGTGCCGCATCTGCTGGCACAGCGTAGTCAATGTCAAACTTGTGTTCCGTACACAGTGCCTTCAATTGCTCTGCATGTGGCTTCCACTCGGTCTTGAGCATCGACTCTTCAAGAATCCAGTACACATGTGCACCACGCCCTGATTGCAAGATGGTAGGGCGCGGTAGATTTGTAGCTTTGCAAAATACTTTCAGCGCAACAAGGCCATCGTTGAGCGTTAGATACGGCTTGCCCTCACCACAGTCGAGGTCAATGAAAAACGATTTGAGGGAAATAGCGTTTACTGCGAAGCGACCATTTTCCTTGGGGCCAAATTTGGCCATGCCATAAAAGGCGTTGAAGCCATCAGCTTGTAGGCCGTCTGACTGTGCACTCAATTCCTCGACCGAGGTTGCGAACTGCTGGCGCACCCGATCTTTGTCATTCTCTTTCTTATTGCCCCAACTGCAATAGTGCTCACCATCCTTCAGAGGTGGTAATACCATTGCGAGGAAGCCGTTCCTCATTATCATTAGCCGTCCTTAAATTTGCCGTCATAAAGGGAATTGGGCAGGGCGGTGACGGCACCCGCCTTTTCGGAGATCAGCCTAGCCCACCCAAACTTTTACGCCAACTTTGTTATCAGTTTTTGCATCTTGTCCGCATGCTTTCCAGAGACTACCGTTTTGCCACGGAACCATGCGTAAATAGTTACTCGACTTACACCGAAGAACTCAGCAACGTCCGAGACTGGTACATCTCGTTTGATACAAATCTTGCCCAATTTAACACCGAGCAAGTTTGGGTTGGCGTCATCAATCTCTTGTACTGTTAGGGTAGAGTAACCTTTAGCCATCAGTCATCCCACTCTTCAAGAATCTTAGACAAGTCCTTCTTCTCAGTGGCTTGCTCTTCTTTCTTGACACGCTTGGTAGGCTCTTCAACAGACTCAGCTTTTACCTTCTCTGCTTTAGGCGCTGGAGTATCGTCACCACGCATGTCAGCCAACGGATCAGCGGCAGGTGCAGGTAACTTAGCAGGTGCCTTAGCGCCGTCAAGTTCAGCCACAGTCATTGTGATTGCTTTGACCGCAGTGTCAGACTTGCCTTGCTCAATAGCGGCTAGTGCATCTTCACGATCAAGAACCTTGATAGGCTTGAACGTCAGCTTAGGCGTAGCGCTGTCTGTGTCAAAGCGCATCTCAGTAACAACGGTAGAGATCGGGATACCCTTACCGCCTAACATCTTTGCATACGTTTGAAGAGGCCACTTACCCGGAGCGCCTTCCCCGAAGATAGATTGACCGGGCAACGTCAATTGGAAGATGTCTCCCTTGATGTCGTTAGCCAACACGACTGCAAGACGCTGGCTGTAGCGGCATGCTTTAGATTCGCCTTGGCCTGAGCCTTTAGCATTTTGCTGGCAGTCCACGCAACGTTTGGCTTGTGGGTTGTGCGACTTGGCATCGGGCACGTCACCTTCAGCAGACCAGCAATCAGGAGCGGATATCTCACCTTCCTTGTATGCACCTGCGTAGAACGTACGTGATGTCTTGGGTGCGGCGTTAACCACGATGACGTTCATTGAACGCTCTTCATTTTTGGCAATCTCTTTGCCGTTAATCATCATGCGCCACACGCCACCTTTGATCGAGATGCGCTTGACGCCACCACCGCCACCGCCCATAAGCGATTTGGTAATGTCATCGAGTTCAATCTCTTTGAGGTAAGCGGGTAGACCTGAGTCCAGCATAGCGAGGTCGTTGCTCATAGAATTCTCCTTAACGTTTTGTGATAACTACAGTTTGGTTTACGTCCGCATTCAGACCCGGCGGAAGTAGGTCGGGGTACTCCTCAAGAAACTGAGACATGTTCGCAGAGTTGATGCGTTGAAACATCAGCGAAAAAGCATCATGATCCTTGATGAATTTGTAGAACGAGTCCCAATCACTAGTCCAGTAGTTCTTGGTTACCCGCTTAGACACGGTACCGAATTCGGTACGTATTGTTTGTGCGCCCTGCTCTTTGCAAATCTCCAGTAGCTCAAGACCAATGATGTCTTGTTGCTCTTTCAATTCAGCAGCTTGCTTTTCTATCTCACGTCGCTTGTCACGTATCTTCACGTAGACCCTAGCCAATTGATCGGCTTTTAGTTCTGTCATTTGCACTCTCCTTTAAAGAAATTTATATAATTTATTTGTAGCCTTCATGCAAGGCTTTGGTCGTTCGTGTCTGTTATGTTGATTTTCACTTTCAGAAACCGAACGTAAATTTTTTATTTTGTTGTTACTTCGATTGCCATCAATGTGATCCAGCACAAAAGGCATTGGCCCTCTTGGGTGGTGCATACGCCATATCAACCTATGTGCCATATACAACTTACCAAATAAGCAAATCTTCCAGTAACCGTCTTGGGCAAGATGTCCAGCGCAGTCACCTTTTTTTACTTTTCCGTATTTGGCATCATGTTTCCAATACAAATATCCGTCTTTGTATTGCAACCGATCACGCAGTTCTTTTGGGGTTGGTAGTTTGATTCTTGTTCGCATGCCTCCAATATAAGTTAACAAAGTCACTTTGTCAAGTGGTTTCTTCAACAATATTTTTGTAGAGGTCGATGAGCCTAGTATGGATGTCCACCTTGTCGGACAGCATCGCGTAAATTCTTTTCTCTACGGGACTGCCTTGGATGTGAACAACCGTACAAGGGTTGCGTTGGCCTGCACGATGCACACGTGCGTTGGCTTGAAGGTATGTTTCTGTTGAAGTGATTGGCCCCCACCACACGACCACGTTAGCTGCATGTAACGTCACGCCATGAGCCGCCGCTTGTGGTTGGATCACCAACACTTGTGGATTTGTTTCTGTTTGGAACTTAGCAAATATTTCCGTGCGCTTGTTGACAGGCACACTGCCATTGATTACTTCGCATGGAACGTTGTTCACTTTTAGTTCTTCGGCAATGATCTCAATCGCATGTCGGAACGGCACAAACACAATCACCTTGTGGCTTGCCTCTTCGATCACCTCTAGCAGTGCAGTCATGCGGGACTTGGCATCAAACGAAATTGTTTCACCAGTATCCGAGTAGACCGCGCCACAAGAAAGCTGAAGCAACTTGTTTAGGTTAGCGGCGGCGTTCACTGTAGTGATCTCTTCACCAGCCGCCACAGCCATCATGTTCTTCTTCAACGTGTCGTAAAACTTCTGCTGTTGTGCAGACAACGGCACTTCTCTTGTGGTGTACGTCATGTCGGGCAAGTCAAGACACTCTTCCTTCGTAAAACGTATAGCGGGTTGCAACGCTTCGTGCACCGTGACCTCCGATGATTTTTTTGGCACCCACTTGAACTGCGTGATCTTGTGCATGACTTGATCTCGGAACGCACCATAGAATTTAGGCACACCGCTAGGGTTGATGATCTTGGCTAGGCCATACGCATCAGTCGGGGACTGCGATGCAGGAGTACCAGTCATCATCCACACCCACATGTCAGGAGCAATGGCGGAGCTAAGAGTCTTCCAACGTTTTGTAGAAACTGTTTTGTATGCGTTAGCTTCATCAACAACAATCAGATCAAACCCACCATTCTTAACAGCATCGCTGATGATCTCCAACCCATCAAAGTTACAGATCACATACTCAGCATCTGAATTGACTGCGGCTATGCGCTTCTCTTTAGAATAGCTGTGCGCTATTGCGCATGTACGATGCATAGCAAATTTAAATAGGTCAGCCTCCCAAGCAGACGACATGATTGACAGAGGGCATAGCACCAAGACACGCTTGATTGCACCAATGTTCATCAAATAGTCGGTTGCCCAAATGACGCTTGATGTTTTGCCAGTGCCCTGCTCATTGAAACAGAAGGCACGGCGATGCATGGTGAGAAACGATGCAGTTGTGCGCTGATGTGCAAACGGTCTATGGAGTCCGGGCCAATCGTAGTGCGCGTCAATGGGCGAAGGGATGTTTTTTAGCTTGAGGTTCCTAAGCACCTGAGCTTCTTCCAGCCCCCACTTGACCAACACTTCATGCTCACCTACTTGCTTGGCTTTTGGGATCACCGTAATGATACGGTTAGGCTCTCGCACCTTGACGAGCAACGCCTTGTTATCAATTATTTGCATTTTGTTTGAAGTATTTTGCTATCGAACGTTGGACTGCGGCTGCTGGAGTTTTTGCAGGGGTGCCACCCATCACAACCTCATGCCGTCTATCGACTACATCAGCGGCATGTAGGTGTTCTTCCGTGTCATGCTTGGCTCTATGCACCGTGCACATAAGCAAATACCTGTCCTGTATCTTTAACAGGGCTTCAAATTCATTTTTTTTCATTGCACTCTCCAAATGACTAGCATCCCGAATGTGAAGTTTTCACAATCAGGGGAAGGGCTACTTACGGTAGCCAATCGGTCTGTTCCCATCTAGAGAAATAATCAGAGACGTACAGACTGATGCGGTTATTCAGGTAGTCAAAAACCTTGCCTACAACACTCGCACCTTACTTGTAGGCATTAGCAACTGCGATCATATTTTACGACCGTTTACGTTCTTTCGCACTGATTTCTGATACGAGGTTTCCCTTACTATCGCGTTTGAAAGACCGATTGGAAGATTTGGATTGCACCTTCAAGCCGTCCTTGATTGTGCCGCCCTTGTCTGCGGCTTTCACATGGGCAACGTCCTTACCATCACCCTTCTTGACCTTGCCTTCCTTTAACAACTTATACCGTGCGCGGTTACGCTCCATACGGTTCTTAACTTGTTCGGGTGTATCTTCGTATTGGGCGGCTTGCCCGTACTTGCGATTAGCTTTGTTTTTGTAGGCCATGATTATTCCTTTACGGCATTGCGCAGGGTCTGACTAACTTTGTTGTCGTGCAAACCATCTTTTATTAAATGACCACCAAAATATACCGCACAATGGGTGTGCCATACAAGTTCTACATAGTAGGAATCGTACTTCTGTCTCCAACTAGACAGGTTTGTTTGTGCCGCTAATCTAGCAATGGGTTCTAGTTGCGCTTCAAATTCCGTAATGGGTATGTGCACAGCGTCCCAAACAACTGCTGGCTCGTCAGGTTTTATGAGCTTTCTGCAATGTGCGCACATGTATGAAACGCCATGCTGACGCCTAGCCCCTTCACCTTCTTTAACTGGTTTTTCGTAACTCATCTGTATCCTCCTTTGCCATTGTGTAAACAGTCCTTGACAGGACACCAGCTTTTGCAACTGAAGTTAGGGCGTGGGTTCCACACATCCAACTCAAGCGACTTCTCCAACCGTTGCGTGTCATCCATCCACGGCCTCCACAGCACGTTCTCTTCACGCTGATGGAAGTCTGCTTTCACAAAGTCGTTAGCAATCACGAACAGCAAACCTGACTTAACTTTCTTGATATCGGGGAAATGTTTGAAGATAGCAAGAGCCATCAACTCCAACTGCTTTGTGTCTGCGTACTTGGATGACTTGCCTGTCTTGTAGTCCACCACCCAAGCACGATCAGCTTGCTTGACAACCAAGTCTGCAATGCCACGCCACCAAACATCTGCATCAAAGAATCCGCATGGCATCAAGTTCTTCGTGAGTCCCATCTTGAACTCGCACATCTTTTCTCCGTCCTTAGCCTTGAGGGTGTCAAGGGGCTTTTGCATAAAGCTAAACTTTGCGGGGATCGGTGTGTCTTCTTTGATGTAGTCCTCTGCCGCTT